CCATTAGCGTTATTTTGTATAGATGCATTAGAAATTTGACCTTGACTTTGACCACCATCACCTGCACCCCCACCACCGCCACCGCCTGCTGCAACAATAACCGGAACACTGTTAATTAATATTGCTGATGCTCCACCACCGCCGCCGCCTGCGCCTCCACTTCCTATAGGACCTGAATTTCCACCTCGACCGCCGTTGAAACTTAAAGAACTGTTACCATTAATTTCAATTCTACTATTTCCAGGTTTCCCGCCCGGCGAACTACCATTTATAGACCCGCCGCCAGTACCCCCTTGACCAACAACAACTTCAAGGATGTCTCCACGATTAACAGCAAAAGTTGTTGTGTTATATAAGCCCGAAGAACCTACACCTCCCCAGGGACTGTTTGAATCATATCCGCCACCACCACCACCGCCACCCCAAAGATGTGCGGTTATATTTGCTTGAAATGGCATTTCAATCACAAACCTACCAGTTGATGTAATTGTGAATTCGCGCGAAATTAATTTTGTTGGCATATTTTACGGAATATACTTGAACCAAATATCGCCATTATTACCATCGCTAACTGTAGGATCGGATGTGCTAACAAATTTTCTACTACCGTCCCAAAATCTACTTCTAGTCATTACATATTCAGTAGTAGCGATCTGTGTTGTATTGGCACCAAAAGATGCAGTTGGCGCAACAGGAGTTCCAGTTAAAACAGGACTTATTAAATCAGCTTTAGGTGCAACATTGTTTAAGATTGCTATGTTTAAATCTATAGTAGTATTATCTATTTTGGCATCCAATGAAGCAATACTCACGTTAGCTGCATCTACTCTAAGATTAGCAGCAGCAACATTTGCCGACATAGCTGTTTCCACTGCAACTGTTTGATTTACCCTTGATGCCAAATTGGAATTGATAATATTGACATTAGAAATTATAGCAGAGTTGATATTGTTATTAATTGTATCCACTCTAGATATTGTATCTCTGAGCGATATCTGGGCGTTTGCAGCAGTGATGTTAGCTCTTAATTGATTTTCTTCTGAGATTCTACTAGCAAGATTTGAATTAATTGCGTTGATGTTGGCATTAACATTACTTGTGCTATTTGCCAATACTGAATTCAATTGACTATCAACATAAATTTTAGTTGTTAAACCAAAATTATTTGAGGCATTTGCACTTACTTCAACTTGCCCGTTAAGTCCGTTTATGTGTAAAACTCTTGTACTAGTTCCAGATACATTAGCAAACACACTCACATTACCAATGTTAGAGGAGTTGGTAATTTGAACATTTCCATTGGTATCGTTTATACGAAATCCGCTGCTACCAATTTCTAAATTCCCAGAAATATCAACATTGCCTTGTATTACGCTGCCTACTGGTATCCATGCGTTATTGATTGAATAAATTTTTAAACTGGTATTGCCTTTATCAAAATAAAGTTGCCCGGTAATAGGAAATGCTGGTTCAGTATTTGCACTGAAATTTTCTAGTAATCTTACAAAATTTTCATTTGTTTGATCACCGTAATTTTGTGCCAATCTGCCAATCAAGGTCAAGCTTGTGCTTGTGGTATCTTTAGTACCGTCTTGTACAGTTATAACAGTACCGTCTGTTTTTGACACAAAATATGGCATTGTATTATCCTATGCTACTTAAATTGGTAAGGGTTTGTATTCTAATAGTGTAATCAATTTGTATTAATCGATTTAGACTTTTTTGAACAGGGTGAAAAATAACATGTGTTAATAATTTTCCAGTGGTAGTTAGACCCGAAGTGCCATCATTACTTCTAGCTTTGAGACCAAGTTCATCAAATGTGTATGTATCTTCTAGAGTAGTGCTGTTATCAAATGCACTTTGTCCTAAAGGTTCCCCATAATCTAATAAACAAGAAATCACAATATCACTATAAACACGACCAGGAACATGTCTAACTTCCATTTTGTTTCTAGTAGGATCAGCATTTAAAGCACTGGTATTGTCCACTATTTTTGCAAAAGTTGGATTATAAAGATTACTGTTACCTGTGTTTGTGTTCGGTGGCAAATAGTTTATAATTCCAGTTGGATCTACGCTTGTTCCACCATTACCAAAGTGCATTTCAAAAATGTAGCTTTGTCCTTTATTAGCTAATGTATAACCAATAGCTTCACTAATATTTTCATAATGAATAGCGTTGCGTTTTTCTATAAAAACTTCACCTGATTCAGGGTCAAAAATCTTTATATGACCCTGTACGTTCAAGCCACCCACTTCATCTGGTTTAGAAGTAGTGTCTTTATTTTCGTCTAAATTTTCCATTTTTGATTCCATATTACTATTTAGTGAGGTATTCATGGTATATAGCTAGTCTGCTCTCTAATAAATTGTGCTGCGTTTGTGGTACTATTTTGTAGTGTTACACCAAACTGTTCCCAAATATTACTTCTCAGAGTTGTTACGTTGTTCAAAACAACGTTTCCATTTGATAACAAACTTCTAGGATATTGTAAATTGTTTGTAAAGGTAATGGCTCCAATTGGTTGTAAAGTTAGGATATTAGCTGTAGTATTGACTACGCCAATAGTTTTGCTAACTACACTTATTCTTGTAGCTAGATTTCCAAATGTATTGCTACCAAATCCATCTAAACTTATAGATACAACATTTACGTTAGTAATAAAATTAGTTGAATCAATAAGCCTAGTTGCAGCGTTTGTGGCAAATTTTAAGGTAGCAGTATTTCCGGAAATAAATTCTACTGGAAGAGTCAAAGAAGAATTTACACTCGAACGCACTCTAAAAACAGTTTTAACGTTTGGAGCAACAGTTATACTTACAATGTTAGCTGTGGTAAAATTAAAAGTATTTGCTTGCAAATTGGCAATGTTTGCTCTGGTTCCGACATTAGCAGCAGTTCTAATTACATTTACATCGCCAGTAATAAATTGTACTGGTATTACATTACTGTTAAAACTGCTTCTAGTAACACGTAAATTAGCATTACCAACATTAGTGACATTAGGCGAAAATCCTTTTTGATATATACTTACAATATTAGCCGAAGTAGCACTAAACACTGATCCACCAAAGCTATAAAGATTTGCAATATTGACTCTTGTTCCAATGTTTGTAGCAAACTTAATGTTTTCTACATTACCTGTGACAAACTGTACGTTTACAAAATTAGAAACTACATTGGCATCAATGACTTGCAAGTTTGACAGGTTTCCTACAAATTGAGTAATGTAATCACCAATATTTGCACTAATAGTTTTATCTAATTGTAATCTAAATGTATTGCCTTGGAACTGAGTAATATAATCTCCCACATTTGATGTAATCGGACTAGAAAACTCTACTAGATAAGTGTTTGGATCATAGAACTGCGTTATTATATCATTTTTAGCAGCAGTAATTTTATTACTCAAAGTCAAAGTGTAATCAAGATTTGCAGTTGCCCATAGTCCTGGAGATACAATATCAACGGCTACAACATCATCTTCTATGACATCTTTTTCTACTTTGGTAATATATAAACTTGTCAATTTGTTATTGATATAAACTGGATCAACTAGAGAACTGATAAATTTACTATTTGGAGTCACAATTAGCGTGGTAGAATTATTTACAGTTTCAACAATTGTTGCCGTGGCATTTGAAGTTCCAAACTGTGTGATTACATTTCCTTCTAGCTGACTAGTAGTGCCCGATAAGAATAGTCTATAACCTTTTACATTACCGCCCACGATTCTTGCATTACCTGTATTGCCAGTAAAAGTAAACTGTGTAATATAATCTCCTATACTGGCTGTGATTGGACTTGTCAATACCGCTCTATAGGTAGCGTTTGATGTAACATGTAAATTACCAGTTATAGTTTGTGCGCCAGTTATTTGAGCATCTGGAATAGTTTGAGTTAAGCTACTATCAGATACTAGATTTCCAATTAGAACATTTGCGCTTATGCCAGTCCCGTCAACTCCTCTGCGTAACTGACGTAAAGAATTATTTTTAACTAACTGTATATTTGACGAATTAATGTATGCAACTGAATTTGCATACACGTTACCCAATGTTAAAAATGTGTCACTGTTTATAACAATCAAAGAATTTTTTGCTATTTCAGTATTTGCAGTCCAAGGCAAAGCTGTGCTTAATTTGGCCGCATCATATTTTTGATAGTAGTGTATTTTTTCGCCATTTATATAAACAACCCCTGGGATCCCGGCCGGTACGTTGGGTTCTGGTAATTTGGTAACGTCACTGACTAAAATTTCTTGATCAGTATAAAGCAGATTATTAGAAAGTGTTGTTGTAGCATTTGCACTAATTCTACTATAGCTTATATTTGCACTCATTGGTTGAAATATTCTGTAACCATAAGTTGCTGTGTCTGCAACTGTGTTACTAAATACCCTCATTTGGAAAGAATCGTACAATCTTCCTGGAACCAATTCTTCTGGTGCATGGCTTGAATAAGTATCAAAATATGCTCCGCCTACAATATTGATATCTTCGGGCCTTGTACCTAAATCAGTATCTAAATAGGTACTATAGATATTAGAATCTACAATATAATCTTGGTCAAGATACGTAATGGTTACTTCAACATTTCCGCCTGACGCTATTGGTGTAAATGTTTTATCAAAATTTGATATTGACGTTGCATTTGCATTTAATGGCGTACCGTTTTTAGAAAGTTGTAAATTGGCAAATACGTTTCCATCTGGAACAAGCAAAAATTCAGGAGAAATATAAATGATATCAAGCTGGTTAGAATTGGTTACAGATTTTAAAACCCAAGCATTTCCACTAGAATTGGCCTGTGTAATATAATCACCAACACTGGCATTAATATTTTGACTCAATGTTACCTTGTAAGTGGTTTCGACCGGCTGACCTGTCAAAATCATAGTATCTCTATCAACTCCTACAATTCTAAAGTATCCATTGTTTTGAAAATCAAAAGGTACTTCAGCTCGAATTCTGATAGTTTTGTTTAAATCAAAACCTAAGTCTAAGAAATCAAATTGTGCAATATTTCCGCTATTGATTGTGAGACCATCGTAATTGAAAGAAATAATATCACTTGAAACTTCAAAAGCATTTGCTGTAAATGAAGGTCCAGTAACTTTTGATGCAGGATATTTTGTGCCCGATACTAATTCACTAATATTTTTTCCTGGCATTCCTACGGTAGGTTCATAGTATGCTGTTATTCTATCTAAGGCGTTAAGTAATACGTTTCCATCTTGAATTATAGAAAATCTTGTGAAGTCAAATTGTGAAACAAGTGCAATATTAGATTGTACCGATGTGGCATTAAAACTACTTGCATATACATTGCCTGACGTTGAATAAATGTCGTTATTAAATGAAATGTAACTGTTTATTGGATATAAAGTATTAACAGTCCAAGGTGTTGCATTAGCATTTTGCGGAAGATAAACTTCATTTTCATGAACTACTAAATTTCCAGATACAATATATAAATTTCCTGGATCTGAGGCATCACTTGATATTACAATGTTTGAATAAGAGGTATTAGGTGTCCAAATTACAAGATTACTATTGTAAGTAGTTCTATCAAATTTCAAAGTCGTGAAAATATTTTTAACCAAATTATAGCTTAGATTGCTTTGTAATGGATAAAATTGATTTTTAATAATTGGATAGGCTATTGCTCCTGTGCCGTCTCCGTTAATTACTACGTTAGGCGCATATGTGTATCCGCTGCCTGGATTAGTAATTGTTATACCCGATACAGATCCGTTTGAATACAATGTAGTAATTGCCGATGCGCCTGTTCCTCCTCCGCCTGTTATTTCTACGTTCGGAGGGAAAGTATAATTAGATCCTATATTTCCAATTATAAAATCTACAACTTGAAATTTGTAATTATTAGCCCAATCAGAATAGATTGGTTGATCAAATAATTCATCATCAAATTGATTACTTACACTAGGACTTCTAAATTGATCAAAGCGAGCATCATATACACTCGGTAAGTCAAAATCAGTTATATTACTATCTAAATTATCCTGTTTAAAATAATTAGGAATATATTCTTTTATTTGAGTTCTATATGGTTTGACTTCATTGATATAGTCATTGTAAAAGATTTGATTATCTCTTGTAAAATTTGGAAATTGCTCTAATGCCCTTAGGCCGTGTACAACATCAATTAAACTTGTCTTTATCACCCAGTCTGGACTTTTTTGTTCGGTGAAAACATAGTTCAACATTGCGAAGAACAAATTATTAAATTCAACACTTAATTCGTCAATGAGAATCTGCTGCGCTATTCCATCAAAAATAAATCTAAATTCTGCGGTCGGAATAGGGTCATATCCTGACACATCGTATGTTGTGGTATCATAACCACCGCCAAGTGAAGGATCGTATAATTCTCTTTTAAGTTGTAACGTGCCGCCTTGTGCGCCAATTAATATTAAACTCGAATCGTTCTGTACCTCATACAATAACCAAGTTCCATTACCGCCATCTAATATTTTAATATAATCACCAGGAATTGGACTAATAATTTGTGTTTCAGCAAAGGTATTTAAAGTATAGGCTATTGTAGTCCCTGATTGATAAGCAGTATCGTACCAGTCAATTGAAGTCCAATATAATGTTGATTTATAGCTTTGGATTCTAGCAAGATCAAATTCTCCTGTGCTATCATTGTAAGAATAAATCGTCCATTTGCCATTCTGATTAGTATCACTAGGAACTAATATTTTGTATTCATTTGGTAGTGTTGTTGTATCAACGTAATTTAAATTATCAACACTATCTGTTTTTTCATTAAATCCAGATACCGGTAACGGTTCTTCTGTCTTTAATGAAGTAGGTGTATTCAACAGTAGAATAGGATATTTTGCTAAAATTAAATTTAGTGTTTCTACATAGGTTGTGATAGCTGTGTTTCTATTAACTATCATAGATTGTCTTGGCAAGAGACTTACACCTAACTTGTCTTGCGCACTTAGTGCCGGATCCGGAACGATTGCGCCTAGTTCATCAAATCCGGCCAGACTATCTTTAAGTTTGTTGATTATTTTTGTTGGCAAGTTTGTGAGAGAAGCTCCTTGCTGAACAAGCTGCCATTCAGTGTGTATTAAATTAGTGTTTCTTATTTGAGCAAGATCTAAATGAATAGCTACATTCTCTCCCGACAATTTATCAGAAATGTTGTAGAGACCAACTGCATTAGGTGCTAAAAGAGCTAGATAAGGAATATTTTGATCTTTTGGACTTGTAATATAATTCTGTAAAGCAAGCGCACTAATAGTTCTTTTGGTTTTAAGAACATCAACATTGGATTTTCCTACCACCCAATAATAATACTTTTGAGTTACAATTCCAGTAACTGGATCAACAAAAGTTACAGATGAATATGCACTGTTGTCGGCGTATCTAGGAACACCGTCGCCCACTGCATCTACGTATTGACTTGGTAAAAATTCACTTTCTACCCATTCAAAAATTCTTACTTGGCTGCCCGGAAATAACGAACCCCAGTTTTTTATTCTGTAAGTAAGCTCATCTTGTTCATAATCTATGAAACTTATTTGTGCCAAATCCCACCAAGTTCTACCAACTTGTTTGTCTGACCAATAAAAATTGTTGTTGTTTATTGTGTCAGATCTATTGGATTGATTGTAACTTGCAGGATCGTATTCTTCTTTGTAATCTAATTCCTGATCTACTACTCCTAGTAACTTTCCTTTAGCCGGATCAAGGTAATCAAAAAAATCTAAAATTTGTTGTGAATTTGTATTGTATATAAAAGAACTTAAAATGGCATTGGTATCGACTCTTGGCTCACGGAATCTTGATAGTGTCCATCCACTTTGTTGATCTTCGTTGTAGAAATAAAATAGTTCTCCGTTTTCACTTGATATAGTTCTTGCATTAGACAATCCAGCAATTAAATATTTCCCATTCAAAACAACGCTTGATCCAAAATTAACATTATCATCTAATGCTGGTCCAAAAAGCTTTTGGCTATAGGCAAACAGTGAAGGATTGTCTATATCTTCATTAGGGTTTTCTAGTAAATCATAAACATATACAGACCCACTATCCTGCAAAACATCTACAAAGTTTGTAGTATTACCATCAAACGTTGTAATTATGGGCAAACTTGAATCAAATGTCAAAGGCAAGTTATAGTCGCCGCCCTCACTTCCGATCACTAGCACTCCAGAAGTTTGATCAACTGTTATGCTGGTTGCGTAAAATTGTTGTGAAGTTTCAGGGTGTTTGAATACCTGTACAAATTTATAATCTTCTAGTCCTAGATCTGCTAATGGGGTTCCTTGATTGCCGTTGAGAAGATTTAATTTGTTTCCTATCACATTGACATCACTTGTAATTCTTAATTTGCCACCTTCGTCACTGGCAGTTACTCCTGGTATTAGTGCTTGATTAATATCTGTTACTACATTAGATAATTGCGAACCTGAGAATTGAACTAATCTATCATTAATTATAATACTTTGTCCAGGTGTCACAGTTGGATTTGTTTTAGTAGATAAAATATTTCCGTATATTCTACCCACGTTCAAAAATCTAGTTACTAGACCTTGAGTATATTCGGTATCAATATAGTTTGAACTTACAACATAAATGTTGCAACCGCTATTACACATTGCCAAACCACTACCAAAGTTGTCTTCTTGTAAGCCAGTCAAAGACGAATATAATACTTGATCAAAAACAAATTGATTGGTTTCAACAAATACTTTTCTACGTGCCTGAAGTAAAGATGATCCAGAATCTCCAAAAGTGATCTGGGAAGGATTTGTAGAGGTTATAGTATAATCTGCATCAATACCAATTGGTTTATTTGTAAAATCGTATTGTAATACTCCGTCTAGAAAAACTCTGTAAAAATTTGCAAAAGTATCAGGTAGAGTGAAAACGTTGGATGTACCAGTGGTAATTAACTCAGTTTTTGTTCTATGATAAACAAATACCGCGCCTGCACCACTAACACTATTCACTGCTGTATTACTGGCACCAACTGCAATCACTGAGCCATCACTGTTACAAACCACTGCTGACCCAAACTTACTATTCACTGAAACTTCAGAAGCTTTTGGTAATGTATCTAGAAGTAAATATTTTTCTGCTGGTCTTGTTACCGCAATAATAAGGAAGTTGGTCGGCGGCACTGCGAATACTAAATTGGTTACTGCACTCACGGAGGTAATTGTAATGGTGATGTCATGAATTCCTGTGGTTCCACCAACATCCCCGCCATTTATTGTTAGCACATCTCCTATCAAATAATCAACACCCGCATTCTCTAAAACCAAAGTATAGTTCGTTGATAAAGAACTATATGAAACTCTAAATTTTGCTCCGGTGCCGCTGCCACCTGTTGCAGTTCTATTGTAATAAAAAACCTCTAGGCCAGCTGTAGGTCTTGATCCAGTATGCGAGAAACTTTCAATTCCAACTAACACTTCGGTTATGTTGATAGTCAAACCGTTGGTCAGTGATGATCCTCCTAATTCCTCTCCAAGGATACTTAGGCTATCATTCAAAGCATATCCTTTACCAGGATTGTTCAGTGTAACTGAATATACTCCACCTGATCTATTTACATTGAAGGTTGCACCAGTTCCATTCCCTCCCACAGCAGGAACGTTAATATAGCTTGCAGTTCCAGATGCAGCAGTTCCAGTAAATGTAAATGTTACAATCTTAGCATCAATTGTGTTATTAATATCATAATCAATATAGGGAAGGAATTGAGCAGCAATAATAGGTGCTGATACAATAATGTCAGTGGCATTTTCAATTAAGGCTGATAAACTTAAAGTTGTTATTGAACCATTGTCTGGTTGTATTAATTCTTGTACGGCAGACGGTCTTTCATAATCAATAGCATAACAAAAAACTTTATTAGCACCAGGTGCTCCAACGTAAAGATATTGAGCATCCTCACTAAGTGCCAATGAATGACCAAACATATCGTTTGGAGCACCAGATTCTGCTGTCAATATACATTGTAGTAATCTGTCTTTGAATACATATACTACACCAGTATTATTTGCAGCAGTGGGATCGCTGGCTATCAAATAACTATTAAAGTTATTCTTTGTTCCTGTAACTATTACTTTACCAAACTGATTTATCTGAGAATAAATGTGATTGCTAAACAATGAAGCTCTAAATGAAAAATCATCCTCGGAATCTCTTGAATAAACACCTATCCTACCTGAACCAGAATCTGGAGCTGATGCATACAAATAAGTTGCCGTTGCATCAAGTGTAATAGCACTGCCAAAATGATCAAAATTTGAATATTGATCTAAACGTATGGTATCTCTAAAGGTCCAAGGATCAGTTTTGGTATAAACTCCCCAGTTGTCTTGATCATCAATAGTTTCAACCCAGACCTTATCATTTTTTAACAGACCCGAATTAGGTGCGTAATTTACAATGTCTAAAGGAGTAGAAAATTTACTGCTGGTCAATTTATATAACAGACCCTGTCCAAGTACAGCTTGACTTTCGATTAATTCTTGTAAGTTGGTGTATATCGTAGCTAAAAATCTTGTATCATCTATAATGGATTGAACAAGATACATACCATTATATCTGGGATCAAAATTTTTCAAGGCCACGATATCATTTTCTTGCAGACCATGAGGTGCATTGGCTACAAATTCTGCTTGTGAATTTAAATGATAACGTAAGATAAAAATCAATCCAGGAATTGGAGTAGCCCTAAACACATTCCATTCATTGTTTAGATCTCTGGCAGTCCAAATAGTGTAACCTATTCCAATTTCGTTGGCAATTTCTCTATAGCTTTGGTAATTTTTAATATCAAATACTGTATTATCAACGTCATTCAAATGCACGAATCCAGCTACTGGCAATGGTTTAAATTCAACTGGCTCACTGTAATCGACTGTTTTCAAAAAATCAACTTGGAATGCGCCACTTTGTCTGTAAATAGATTGTTCTGTAAATGTTTTGATATCTACGTCGGTGTTTGTTTCAATATCAGCAAGTTGAAAAACCGACGGGTTATTTCTAAAAAATTGTTCAGGTAAAATAAACTCAACAAAATTGTTGGTTTCTAACGCACCATATTCTCCCACTCTAATTGCCCAATTTTCATAAACTGTAAGTGGTTGAGTACCTAAATTATTAAATTGAGAACCTTGTAACGCATCAATTGCGTTCAATGTTCCGCCTTGTTTGATTAGGCCTTGATAGAATTTTGATTGAGTTGTAACATCAACTCCTAAATTTGTAAAATATTCTCTAGGTCTAAAACCTATTAATCCATTACTGAAAAGTTGTATTTGTTCATCAATTGGTTGATCGTTTATATCATAATAACGTAAAGATTGCGAGGCGTTAGTGGCAAAATTATTAACTAAACCAGTGCGTAATTCTTTACTATCTATTTTTTGCCAAAAAGCAATTTGGAAAGTGTCTGCAGCTATAATATTTTGTAATGCTGTATATAGAGAGGATTTATAACTTACCAAAGATCCTTTGAGATAGTCAGACCCCGGAAGCCATTCAGGAACGGTCTCGTCGCTATAGATATATCCAGGTAATTCTAAACTTCCGTTCCATAATCCTGTTTTACTACCAACTAGTTTCAATCTTGATTGCCTACTTCCTGTTTCAGGCACATAAATTACATCATTAAAGACTGTTGTGTTATCTAACAAAAGTAAATGTTCGTATTGAACAAAATCAAATGTAGCGAACCCAATGGTTTCGTTTGCAATACACTTGATTGTAAATAGTCCATTGTCTCTTGTTACAGTAAAATTATTTTTTCTAATTGCCTTAGAATTGATATCAAGAATACGACTTCCATATGCCGAACCGGTAACTTCGTCGATGATTGCAGTAGGATTAAAGATTGTAATATAATCACTAACAGGACTCAGCACTAAAACATTGCCAGTTTTCCAACCTTGATTGGTCCAATGTAGAAACTCTTTAGCACTTAATGCCCAATCTTTCTTTTCTTTTAATAAGTTATCTCTTTCATCAAACACAAACCCTTGCAATGTGAGATAACGTTGATAACTGATTAAAAAATCAACTAACTGTTGTTTCTTTGTAAATTCAAAACCGTACGGTATGGCCAATCTTTGATTTTTAAAATCTTGATAGACTACGGCACTTGCATCACCTACTTGAATATTATAAGAATTATTGTTGGCAAGACTAGGTACAATAATAAAATAAGGATTACCTATATCATATCCGCTGACAGTATAACCATTTTCTGTTTTTTCAATTACTACAGCCGAATATGATAATTTGTCTAATGGTGCCCCTTTATACAATTCAATGCTGTAATTTTCATCAGGAATAACAACACTATTATTAATACTGCTGGGACTAAATTGTTCAGCAAGTAAATTAATAATTTTTTTGTCAGAAAATCCTGCCATTTTGTAACTAAGTTGAATACTTAACTGTTCTAAATTATTTTTTACAAATGCACTAGCATCATTGATACCAAGATTTTTTGCATAATCAACTATCCAGTTAATGTATCCGGCAGATCTTTCAATAACATTATCTGCACCAGTATAACCATTAATCTTTATAATGCCAGGAGTTATGTGGCCGTTGTTTTCAACTAAAAATTGAGAAGTTGCCAAGTCTCTATTGTAATTTTGAATGTCAAGAAGCAACCCAAAATATTTTGCAGGCTTGGCTATTGCAAGTGCAAAATGTAAGGCAAACGGAAATTCTGAACTTCTACGCCAAGCTAATTCAGTTGGACCTATATCTCCAACTGCAAAACTTAAATTTGCAGATAAGCTGTCATAATCTGTTGCTAAAAATTCAGTAGGACTACGTAGATTTCCATTATCATCTACAGGAATGATAGATGTCAAACTAGGTCTGCTGTACCTTAGATCTAACCCGGCTCTTGGGCCTGCATGAATATAACCTGCTTCTAAATCGCTCCATAAAACAAAATTACCGCCTGTATATGGAGCAGGACCATATCTATCATCCCAGTAACTAGGCTTTTCACTAAAGCCCAGCATTTCCCATGGGTGAGTATGGGGTCTATCTGTATCGTAAAAATATCTGTATATACTGCGCCATGTTCCTGGAAAATTTTCTCCATTAATTATGTCGCGGAATTTTTTTAAATTCCAAGTAAATGGATCACTTGCAGAGAATGTGTTGTTTGTGGTGTAATTGACACGATTAGTGCCTGCCCATCTCAAAAAGTCCTGGCTGAGTAATTGATTTATTTCCTGCAGATTATAATCTAATACTCTAAATTTTCCAGGAAAATAGTCATTGATATTAAACAAATTTACATCATATTCTACTTTAATGTTATTGTAAATTCGTTTTTCTAATTCTAGAAGTAAATTGTCTCTAAAATCTCCAAATGCTACAGTGAGACTTCCGTCGTGACCTTGAATAACAGGCACGGGAGTTCTATAAGTATTGTCAGTATAAATTTCAGGTATATATTTAGGGTACATACCTAACTTGGTAGGAGTTTCGGGAATATAACTTCCATCTGTGCTACTATATTCTACTATTGTGATAATGTCGTCAACTAACAATGTAAAAGATTCTACAATATTAATTGCTGCACGAGATTGATCAAATGTATAATCTCTTCCTTTAATCAATAAATCTGTATTAGTAACATTATCAAGTGTTCGTGTAAGATAAACTAAAACTGCCTTGTTACTAATAACAGTATCTTGGAAAATATTTGTTATTTCATATGTTCTAATTTCTGGATCAAAAACTGTATAACTTGGCAACGTAACTTTATTGCTTTCCCCATAAGGAACCATGTCACTGAACTGCCAAGGAAAACTACTATTTTTTACACTGTTTATTCTTAGTAAAATTGTATCAACAGCGGCGGCAATGTTTTGTCTATCAAACTCTAAGTTGGCTGCGAATTCAAGAAATTTTTGTTTGAATTTTGAATATTCTCTTGATGCTAATCTCAAACTATCAACAAAATTCATTATTGGATGATTCAAGAATAGGCCAGAATATACAACAGGAGCACTGTGCTGTAATATTGCTCCGCCTCGATTGGTGTAAAAAATATCTCTAAGATTGCTTTTACCTGGTACCGATCCTTCAATGTCCAGACTGTTATTCTTAAACGCAATCAAATGATTACGCATTTGCCCAAGAGTAAGCTCTGTGGTGTTGATGTTTAAAGAATTGTTATCTAAGTTTAACGGAACTTCATAAAAAGCATTTCGTGATGTTTCACGTGAATTAAAAATACTAACAAAAACTGCATCATTAATTTGTAAAAGATCTGGATTTACTAGAATTGACAATCTTTCATTTATTTGTGTAATGGCAAAATTGCCATTTTCTACTCTAACGTTATTAATGGTTACTTTGATATTTGGACTTTCTAATGTAACATCAGGAAGAATATCAATAGGAAAAAGATTTGTAATTCCATCGTATATAAAATTAAAAATCTGATATTGCTTACTAAAACTAAGATTTATCTGCCAAATATTAATTCTATTACTTGTTGTTCTTGTAATATTTTTTTGTAATAACCCTGAATTGATAGTGCCAGTTAGTTCTAATCCAAGTGACGATCTATAAGAAAAACTATCAATATCAAAGTTGTTTTCAAAGATTATATCGCCTTGAGTTGCTAAGTTTCTGTAACTGATAGGGAATCCTAAAACGTTATCATTGGTACCAGACCCTACCTTATATGAAAATAATTTCGTTCCTTGAAAATTTGACTGGGGATAAAAAGAATTGTCGCCTAGGCTGACACCGTTGATATTAACAATATCAAATCGTGGAGGTTGATTAATAGAAGTTTTTTGTTGCGACTCAACCCAATTAGCACCATTAAAATGCCATTGTTTTGCTCCGTTATTGCCGTAATTGACTGGTACTGTATGGCCATCTTCTATTATAGAATCTTCTGCCTCTTCAAAAAAAGCTTTATAAACATTAGTGGGATCTGTAGAAAACAGCTCAATACTAAAATTATAGATTTTATTTCTTACATTTAAATCTTCATCGGCTGTAAAAACTATTCTATCACCATTGGCAAATGTAACAGTTTCAGTATCTTGTGCTTGACCTGTGCCCACAACACCCTGTAAAGCAATAAATTCCGTGTTGATTCCGTAACCGCTAGGAGCACCAGCAGCTGACCAATCTGTGGTGCCTAAAGAAATAATTCTATATGTGCGCCCAGGTCTTAAAGACTCTGAATTAACTGTGATATTAAATGTTGCTTGAGTAGGAGCAGTGGGCGGTGTATAATTTATTACTACACCTTGAATTTGTTGATAAGCATTCGTAACTACAGTATCTAAAACATCAATGGCAGCCTTTGCTTCTGTTCCATAATTAAATAATTGCAGATTAGGATTAAATTCAATGATTGGGCGTTGAGCTCGTAAATTCTGATTGATCAACAGTTGAGTATTGTTATACTCTGCTGTTTTTTCTAAGATATTTACATGAAACCATCTGTTAGTTCTTGACCATGCATTATTGTCAATTGAGCTTCTGTTAATTGTGATGTAATCAGGATTGGATAGATCGTTATCTAATTCAGTAGAAAATAAAGTACTTGCTTCAACAAGTTTTATAGACGTACCTACTCCTTCAACATAATATGTATTATTTGTATAAGGTGCTACCGCAGTTGAATCAAAAGTGATCTTTAATCCATTTGTAAATGTTACACCATTGGGACTGACATAATTTTTTTGTCCTACAATCTCAGTTGCTGGATCGATAGTAAATGCATTATAATCAACTAATCTTATAACTCCAACAGCATTGTCAGATTGATCGCTTTGGTAATATAAAAAATTCAAAGATGCTGTTAATGGCGGGACCTGATTAAAAATATTTGATCGTTTATAAAACTCTCTACCAGTATTTTCTACCCCAGATACTATCCTTACTTTGTTTTCATTTTGAACATTAAATTTTATTGACAAGTACAAACGCAAATTACCTTGTTCATCTTGATAAACACTGGTTTGAAAGATATTTGTTCTTTGCTCTAGTGGTACAATAACATCTTGATCTAGATATATTACATCATCTAAAACTCTTGCAGTATTATGCCAGTATTGTTCATCTATATAAGCATTATTAACAAATACGATTGACAAATTATCAAACGATGTAGAAGGACCATCAAAACCTCCTAAATTTTCTAAATCACTTATCAAACAACCTTGTAAATCTTGATAACTTAAGCTGGTTGCATAGTTAACCTGATCTACTATGGGCATTAGTGTCCATTCAATTTGTGCAGTAGCAGATGGTACATCAAAAGTAACCGAACCTGTGTCCTGTCCATTGTTTGAAACACCTAGTACATTTCTTGTTTCTAGGTTATTTAAATTTGGATCAAATCCATTTACCCCAGGTTTAGATTGTATAAAAAATTTATTACCAGGTTCGTTGATATTGAATGTATAAGATCCACCACGAGCCAAAGTGATTAGTGGATTAGTGATAGCGTCAAATCCACTTACTGAATATGACCTTTTTGTGGCATCGTATGTAATATCAAAAGTAGCTTCTGTTGGTACATCAGCAGCACTAATTATGATTTCGTCTGGACCATTTTCCAACCAATAGTATTGAACAAAATTAACAAACTTATCTAAATCAATTTGAGGATCGTAAGAATAGTATTCATTATCAAACAGCCTATTGTGATTATTATCAATGCCGCCGTAATAATTGATTTTATTTGTTATATCGTTGTAAGTAGTTGCAAATTCTAACTTATCAGTTACTGGATTTTTGATGACCACTGTGGGTTCAACTTGATAATTTTGTCTTTCTTGAGTGGGCTCAGTTATATAACTATCAGTAACTTTGAATGAAGGTGCTAATTTTCTTCCAATATAACCAGAAACTTTAATTAAGTTTGGCTCACTTAAAAGTTGATCCGTGGTAGCATTTAGAAACTTTTTGTTAGTTTCTGTCCTAAAAACTTCTGGTAAAAATTGTAAAGTTTTAAAAACCGCCATTATTATTCCTACGTTACATTAATGTTTAATTGTGCTGCTGTTATCGCTGAAATGACCTGCACATTATCAACTGTGGCTGCGCTTACTAAAATTTCATCTGGGTCTGCATTAATTTGGTATAAATTTCCAAATTGCGAACTTGTATCTGCTGGAACAATTACAATACTGCTCACATTAGGAACCAACGAAGTATGTAAATACGCACTCAACTCGCTAAAATAAAAAGTTTCGCCAAAATCCCAATTATTAATATTAAAGTAATCATTTATCGCTGCAATTACCTGACTTTTGATTTCATTATCACTAATAATAATGTTTGGATTTTTAACAACTTTAAAAGTTGATCGCAAGCTTGGTTGTGCTTTGTTGCCAAATAAAGGTTTAAAGACAGCAGGGTTATAAATTATGCTGTCGCTAACTGTTTTGTAAGATTCAATTGAACTAAATTCAGTTTGCAATTCAGCTGCTGATGGCGGTGCCGGTTCTGAAATTTTTCCGCTGGTGTCATTGATATACGCAAAATAATCATCAGAATAACTCTTGGTAAGAATATAAAAATCAATCAAATTGTTAGGACTAGGATCAATACGTCTTGTGTTAGGTGCATTGTGTCTATATTGAAATTGTAGATTTTGTCTTCCAACAAAAGCTATATAGGAATCAGATTGAGTTAAAGTCGTGCCATCTGATACATAAAACAATTGATCTTCAAATGCATAAAAAATTGTTCCAGGTGCATATAAAGAAATAAAATTTATAATTTCATTTTCAGTGTCATATTCACTTACAACATCACTTTGGTCCAATAAATCGTATTGTAAAAAATCGTATTGATTTCTATTTTGAACAAAATAAACTAATTTGTTACGTGTATTGACTGAAGGTGCAATTAGATTAACAAAAAGATCTGGATTATCAGGAACTTCGTCTAAATTATCATCAGGAAAAGTAACTCTTATTTTTCTATTGTCTTCGGTACCGTTAGTTCCGAATGCTCTTTCCCAAATACGATAAGTTTGACTGTAAAATAAGGCATCGCTTGAATCTGGCAGCGTATTAGTACGTAGAACTTTAATACTATCAACAAGAGTGGTAGCGGTTCTACTATCATAAACTCTAATATCTGGATCAAAGTAAAATCTGGTTTCTCTTTCGCTTTGAAAATAGTAATCTATTCCTCTGCTGACTGCGGTATATTGACCATTTGCATATGAAAGACTTAAAAACCAACTGTTGTCTAACGCAGTTCCGGTTGTGCTACCAGCATTGGTCAAACTGAAATCGCCTGTGCCTAGATTTTGACTTTCAATTATTTTCCATGACAATGATGGTATATCATATCTAAGTCCAAAAGTTTTAAAACTTAATATTTGTGCTACAATGTTTGATATCAATGCTTCTGACCAATCGTTCGCAAACACAGGAACGATTTGACTCACAATTGCTCCAGTAGGAACTACTACACTCAATGTTGCTGTCTCGGCAGGACCAGGTACGTCATAATTTACAATGCTAGCCCATAATTCAGTTCTTTGATATTCAGTGGTAGGAGTGCCGGTTTGTATTTGATTTTGAGCATCAAAATACTTTCCAGTAGGCGGAACAAATTTTACCAAACTACCTTGTACCAGAAATGTATAAGCAGGACTTGAAAATCTACCTAAACTACGACCACTAGCAGCTTGTGTTTGTGTCCAACTTGGCATAATAGCAACTGTTCCTGTGCCTGTTCCTGGTGCGGTGGCTTGAAATAATGTGCCTACTGCATTGCTAGTTGCACCAACAGTTGTAAATAAAGTGGTTCCGGTTGATACGATTTTATAACTTGTTCCTGCTACCATGCTGGTTGCATTTATAGTAGCACCAATTGGACTTGACCTAGTTGCAGTATCATAATAGAGATGACTGCTAGTTTTACTAGAAATCAATGGCTTCAACACATTTCTAACGATTGAATTTACTTCAATACTGCTGGTAAATTGAAAATATTCTGTTTCTACATACGATGTATCTTTGTAAATAATTCCGTCTTCGGCAAAAATATTTGTACTTGAATATTTTCCTGTGGTATCAATGACGTCAAGATATCTACTGGTTCCGGAACTTGTTCTATTTACAGCTTTTAATTTTAAAATATTGCTGAATGTAGTAAATGGTAAAACATTATAATCCTCGCCAGTGACCATACGATTTTGTGTATAGTACTGTTGAGGAGCGTTTGTTCTGATGCTATCTAACGATTCTCTTGATATAGCATTAGAGACCGTATATTGTAGGCTGGCTCTAACAGTTAATGTTTCTGCTCTACCTGTACGACCTCTGTAAGGAATACTGATTGTTATTCCAGACATTTCGTCAGGCGTAATCTTGTATGTTAAATTGTTTCCAGTTCTATAATAAACTCTAAAATTACCAACTGGAGAATTAGTAAAACTGCCATCGCCAAAAACTAAATCAATTTGATCATTTGCTCTTGATGCAACGCTGTAAAGATTTCTCTCTGCAGTATTATTGTAAATTACATTAGTGCCATTTACTGCAGGAACCTGTGTCCAAATTGTATCCAGGAACCCATTAGGTGCAAGACTATACAGCCAAACATCTGTATTATTGATGTTGTCAAAATTAATATTAACAATTCTATTTGGTAAATTTTCTGTTATAACAAAGTCAAGATTATTTAGGCTGCCCTGTTTAAAAAAGAAAAAGAAACCTGTGTTATTGCTGGCATTACCTTGATTATCATTTTTATATAAAATATTGAAATTGCCGCCTGGTATAGGTGCAGCTTCGTAAATGTACTCTTGATTTAAACTTGTGGCGCTTACAATTTCAAATGGATAATTTACACCAGATACTGCTGCTGAAAATGGATAAGTTGGTATTAGACCAGACAATGTAGATACTGTATATTCATCTACTTTGACATTGTTTAAAGTTTTTGATGATGCTGGTTTGCCGACAGCTTGAGATGGTACCAATGCTAAATTTAGGATTGTTGTAAATTGTTCCAACCAGTTTTCATTTGCGCTATCGTTCCAATTTACAATAGTGTTGCTTAAATTAATTCCAGTTGTGTCAAATATAGTTTCTGTTGTGCTAACACTGTCAAATTTTAAAAATCCTGATGCCGGAATACTGCGTTTAGGATTATAACTAACTAATCTTGCCAGTTTTAGAATGCTATCTCTACGTTCTGCAGTATCAATAAAATTTTCTCTAGCGTTTAAGTCAGTTCTAAACGCCAAGCTTTGTCCTAAGAAGGCAATTAAGTCAATAAGGGCAATGTATTCTGAACTATCTGTAAAATCGTTAAAATCTTCTGGATAGTAAGTGCGCAGATACTCGATCATTGATTTTCGCAAAGTTTCGTAGTCAAAACTTTGAAAATCAGCTTCTCTGAAAGTTTGATAAATTTTAGTCCAATCTTGTTGAACTAATAAACTTGTTTGCCTTGTAGTAATTGCCATATTTGATACCTATTGTTTAATATTTATCTGGAAATTTATATGGTACTTTTATGTGGCTGCTAAACTATTACTATCGCGATCAAATTGTATTGCTAGTACATCACTGAGATTGTCAGGTAGAAAAGTTAGTTCAATTTGAATTTGTAGACCATATTCAAATTGATCAACCAGCACATTATCTACTCTCAATCTAGGATCATAGCTGACAACACGTTGAATATCAGCAACTACAAGTGCTTTGACATCTGCAGTCAATGGTTCGAATAGTACATTCCAAATTATGCTGCCAAAATTTGGATTCATTAATTTTTCACCTTTTCTTATAGAAAAAGTGTTGAGTAAATCACGTTTTATCAATTCCAAATCAGTTAATCTGAATTTTTTGTATTGATTTATAGTGCTAAAACCTCGGTATCTAGTAATGGCCATAACTGTATTTATTTGGATTTTTTTCTGGTCAAAATGCAATAAGAATGTTATTGATTCCCACAGTGCTAAAAGTGTGAGTTGTAAAACCGCCAGATTGGGTAACGGTTCCACTGCTACTGCGTGGTACCCCAGGATATCGCATAATTACAACTCCTTGTGTTCCGGCAATACCCACTGCTCCAGCATTACCAAAACTACCTCTCAAACTATTTGCATTATCACCAGGAGTGGTTGCTACACCAGGAGTGAGCGAAAAAGTTAAAAGTGATGCAGTTCTACCAAATCCGGATCCGCCGCCACCGCCACCCATTGTGTTAGATTCTGAATATCCGCCGCCGGCACCACCAAAATAACCACCACCTCCACCACCGCCATAGCTGTTTGTACCAGGGGTACCACCTTGTAATGCTGACCCAGGATTTCCCCCGGTTGCAGTACCCCCTGCAGACTGTGTTCCGCCGCCTCCGCCAAATGCTGTTTTTCCGTCATATGGGCTATAACCATTTTCTCCATTGGTGCCGCCACCTCCGCCACCTTGATTTCCTGTGCCCGCGCGACTTGACCCACCACCACCGCCGCCGCCGGCAATTAGTAAAGCGCCGGCTTGACTATATCCAACACTACTGAAAAAAACACCGCTTAATCCACCTCCACCAGATCCATATCTGTTGTCAGTTCCATTGGAACTGGCTCCACCTCCACCGGTTGCGCCAACTGTTGTATTAACTGCTCCGCCACCTCCTACCATTATTGTAAATGAAATTGGTGCAGTTAAAGCATATATTCCATAGGCAGCACCCCCAGCACCACCAGGGGCCCCAAAACTCCATCCGCCCACGGTGCCACCACCGCCTCCAGCTCCCCAACAAAAAATTTCAACTGGCACTTGCCCGCTTGATAAAAATAAATCTGTTGGGGATACTAAACCACCAACTCCGGTATAGAGAGGTCTTTGCTGGCCTATTATTCCAAAATTAGCTCTAGATCGCATTCGATTAATAACCTAAAAATGCGGTCATTGACGTTACTTCATACGAACACGAAAGCCATGTTCCAAATTGCGAGCTACCTCCAGCAGATGTTGTATTTGCTGCAAGGTAATCTCCTTCTTCCATATAAAAAGCATTATCTCTAGCTACTAAAGTCAGAGTTGAATTGGCCGGAATAGACATGTTACCTGCTAGATAACTTATAGTGGTGCTACGTCCAACTGTGACGTTTGTAGTAATGGCGCTGGCTGTGGTATTTGAAATAGAAAGTTCGCTTACCTTGATTAAATTTCCTGATGTGGCCGAATTTACTATGACATTAGATAAAGTTGTGGTTAAACTCAAATAACCACGTTTGCTTAATACTGTTTTGATATTTAAAACATTTGGTGCTGGCATTTAAAAACCTCCATAAAACATATTGTATGCATAAACTATAGCGGTAGAAGTTCCTTCACTGAATGATGCACCGTTACCTGACCAGCGTAATCCTTCACTAATGTAAGTTATATTTGAAAATACGTTACCAAGTAATAAATTTGCGCCACTTCCTTCTGCACTAGTTAGAGTAATATTTGATCCAACTCTACTGATGTTTGAGTTGCCTAAATAAATTGATGTACCCGACAACCACAAATCTTTAAAACGATTGGTAGTATTGCCCAAATTAAAAATAACATTTGATCTTGGAATGATATTTGCATTTAAAATCAAATTTCCTGAACCAGAGCTTAAATTACCAACAACTGATAAATTACCGCCAACTGATACATTATTACCAACTAACAAGTTACCAATTATAGATGCATCAATAGTTGTAGTAGTAACCGATACTATTGGTGCAGCAGGAGGAATCAAAATTTGGCCAGCTGTTGATATTGTAGTAGGTTCAGAAACGATTTCTCCGACCACATCAGCACCAAGTGTAGCTATAGCATACCTACCTGCATTAAAATAGATATGCCCCGGACGACCTTGACTATCTACAGTTTGTCCTGTATTTCTCCATACATTAGCTCTATGACCAACTGAATAGTTTTCAACGTTGATTGTGCCATCGCTATTAATTATGTTCTGAGCTAGATTTGGATTACCAAAATCTTGATACTGATATGCCAATGCCAACATTCCAGCTACTACGTCTCGAGTGTCTCCTACTCGTATAGCTTTACTTCTTATTAGCTCAATATATTTTTCTTCTATATAATTTTTTTGAATTAAATCTTGTATATAAGTTGCTGACAAAAACACATCATTGCTATCTATACCATCTTTGCCTGTCCATGCGCCGTTGGCCTGTAAATAACCGGCATTGGTCAGAAGAGTTTGTGAAGCTTGATACTTGCCAAGTTTTAATGGATTAACAAAAAATCTTACAGTACCTGTAACAGTGTTATTACTAGCTAAAATAATTTGATTATTTGAAGCACTGGCGGTACCTGTGCCAGTACCTGCTGTGTTAGCAATAAACACATTACCAATTACATTTTGACCTCCAACTGCACCAAAGTCTGTATTGCCTACACTGGTTACAGTATATGTACATCCAACAACAAAATTACCAGCAACTATATTGCCACCAACAGATTTGCCTACTATCAATGTGTTATTGCCAAAATTTCCATCACTGCTCACAGATAAATTGGCCACTGATCCAATCTTGATATTGGTATTATCTAAATTAGATATGGTCACTTGAGTTTGCCCGGCTGTAACGTTACCAACAAACACACCCTGTTGAGGATTTCCAACTGTGACCAATGTTGAATTTGAATTACTTTCTAGTTCTCCAAGTTGAACCAATAAGCACTTGATATCGAATCTACTTAAAGTAGGTATTCCGGATTGAAATTGGCTAAGATTAATACCCACAGGCGCATTAACGTTGGCTAGAAGTGCTCTAGGAGCCGGACTAACCACTGAATAATTTGCTGCTAGTTCTATACCTACATTGCTCATGTGGTTGGTCCTAGAGTTTGAGGTGATGGTTCTACTACCGTGCCATCATTTTTCTTTAATTGACCCGATTGTCTTGTCCAAGGTTCATGTGTCGGCGAATACGGCGATAAGCTCTCAAATGTTTCATCTGATGGTTCCCATAACTTTTTATCAGTATTGTAACTAACATTTGCTTGTTTATAGAATTCCAAAGGTTGATTTGTAAGAGGTAACTCCGGGTCATATGTGTTTAGATAAATGTTTCTTCCTTTCAACACAATATCTCCGGAAGTTTTCCATCCTCCGGTAACCGCTTCCATCAATAGTGTAGTGCCACTTTTAAGTCCAATATTGCCTGCATTCATTGATATATTTTTATCAGCTGAGAGTTGATAACTTTGTGTTTCATTGATAAATTGCTTGGCTGCAAAAATTTTCAGTTCATTACCACTGTGAATGTTTATGTTGTTATCGGCATGAAAATTAATATCTTGTTGCGCACGTATGCTCACATTGCTATTACTAAAAATATTGATACTACCATCAGGTGTTAATTCTACCCAACTGGTTCCAAGACTATTGCTGATGTACATGATATTTTCAGTATCATGCATTAATATCTGATGACCTCCGCTGCTTCGCAATCTTGTAAGTCTGCTTTTTCCAAAAATATCGCCATCATCCATCACAAGCGAATGGCCACCTTTTCTATTTGGAAACTGCTGAACTGTAGCAACTTTTAATCTGTCTTCCTTTAACAAGGTTTCAAGATTAGGAAATTCTGCTGTGTCAGGAATGCTACGCCCTGGACTACTCAAACCAATTACTTGGCTGGGGGTTTCCCTTTGACTGCTGCTAGTTACTGTACCGCGTATGGGATCTTTATCTAAACCTTGTTCTAGCACTATGTTGGCTTGATAGGTATGAACTACCTTGGGCAGTTCAAAAAACTTAGGATCCGTGTCACTCTTTTGATTTTGTGCCACCAATTCTGAAGTCGGCAACTAGCTGTCACTTGAAATTCTACCTGACCCAAATAATGGATCTTCATTTATCTTTGTAGTACCAATATTTTCGCCATCGGGTCTAGCAATAGCAGGAACCATACCTGTAGTAGGAAGATTAGGAACGCATGCGAACCAAAAACCTTGATTGGGATCGCCCATGACAAATGTAATCAACACATGATTACCAATATCAGGTGGCACTGCCCAAAAGCCGTAAGTCTGTTGTGATATGTTGAAATTTTTTGTGTCATCGCCGTTTAGTCCCAGCGTACTTCCAAAGAAAGGACTAGCATATCTTACTATAAACCATTTGTCTGCATCATTTTCATCACCGCCAATAGCAGGTACCCAAACTGCCAAACGACCTGCTCTGGCAGGATCAGCATTATTTTTAATAATACCTATGAAAGGACCGGGATCAAATTTGACGCCAGATACTGCATTATAATAACCTGAGGTGCCTGCCCAATCAGGAATTCTTCCTTGACTTGATTTATTTTGTGCCATTATTGATTAGCTCCAGGATACACAGGAGTAGGGTTGGATACAAAATCTTCACCCCTGGTATTAGTTTGATAAAGTTTGCCGCGCCACTCAAATACGCCACCTGGCCGGTTGCCAAAATCTCTCCTTGCTTGAGCAAATGCTTGATCAAATGTAAGAGGAGTATTTGGACTGCCTACATCACTGGGTTGATTGGCTACAATTGGTGGTGGCTCAATTGGAGCTGCTGCAGAAATAGGCGGATTTGATGGTATAACTGGTCTCGCAAAAATATCAAGTTTTGCTTCGGCATCGCCACTTACGGAGGGGTTATTTATAATCGTATTGCTATTACCAACAGGCACAGCCGGTGGATCAAGTGCGTCAGGTATTCTAACTATATCCAATGTTTGTGTAAATTGACCGCGACTGAATTCACTATTCACAGTTAAAACTTTATAAATTCCAGAAAACGTTCCATTAGTTGTACGTCCATTCATTAGAATGTCCTGTTTATTGACTATACCAATGCTGTCGTTTATATCAACAGCATTTTTGACATTTAATTCTACATATACTTGTTCGGCATCAAATAATATTTGACCGTTAGCACCTATGGGTGTATTTGATGTATTACCAGTTCTTCTAGAGATAAAATCAGCATATTCATCAGGACTTCCAGGATTATAAAAAATATCATCTTGTTTTATAAAAGCAGGATCCCCTATAATTTGAAGTTTTATATTTAACGCATCGCCGCGCTGTCTGGTATAAATGCTAGTTTTTAAATCTGCTACAACTTGATCATCAGGATCAGTTGCCTTTGATGTAGCCAATGACTGTTTGTTTGATCCAGAAAATGCTTTAGTAACCGGTGGGTTATTGGTAGCATTACCAGTTTGTTGATATGTATCTTTTCTTTTGTCAATATCCGAAAAATCTGTATCAGCATGGTTAGCAACACGTTCAACTTGTTCGCCTTTTGTAGTAATTAATGTATAAAAACTTGTATCAAAATCAATATCTAACTTTATAATGTCCTCATTTTCTCCGGTATAAAGATAATTATACTTTCTCACAGTTTGGTCTTTTACATTACTAGAATTAATTTGAACAAAATTTGGATGATATGCACTAGCCGCTCTATAAGACAATATTGAATATACAACTGTTTTACTGTAGTTATTAGTGCTCGGGTCAAACTGATTTAAAACTACAGTAGGAATTATTTTAAACCAATTTAAAAATTGAGGTAATTTTATAGATTCTGATCTTGTGGTATTTCCATTATATTCATTAACAGCATTGGTTTGATTTTGTTGAGAACCACGATTTTGTAATTGTTTTTTAATATATTCGCTTCTACCTAGCACCATGTCAATCACATCAACAATACTAGTTCCTTCTCTCAATGTAAAATTTTGTTTCTGTTTAAAACCAGTGCTATCAGGTTTATTGACAGCTGTATCAGTGGATTGCATTGCTACATCGGTAGTAGAACTATCGGATTCATTTACGATTAATGATTTTGCTATTATGTCGTCGGGAATGTTAAATGCTATGTTTACAGGAACTTCATTAGCTAGTTTTTTTTGTTTAGCCAAACTTTCCATATAGGTGTTATATGCTGCTGTAAGATTTTTAACACTATAAATTATGCCTTTACGTAATGCACGTCTTTCATTGGCAATTTGTTCTTCTGTTGGTTTTCTGTTCACCCAAAAATATGTGTCAGGCCTGTTTGATGTAATTTTTTGTATTTCAGATTCAATTCGTTCTTCATCGGCCTGTATTTGATCTGAGAGTAATCTTATTGTTTCTTCATTGTCTTTGCCGCTAAAAAATTCTCCCACAGTGCTTGCAACAACATTCATTGGCACCGGTAACGAGGCAGTTGTAATTTCAAATGCTGTATGGTTGTATGGAATAGCTCTTACAGCATACGTAGTTCCGCTACCTGTAGGTTTTATTTTCATTTCCATTAATTTAATTGCTATTTTTTTGCTTACAATGACATTATTTTGTGCCGGCATTTCTTTATCTGATGGATTAGATAACAAATCAATTTGAAGTAAGTATGGTTGTGCCATGTAATTTGTAGCAGCATCTTCTGATGTTTCGCAGGCACTTAATAATCTATCAAGCAAACTTAATCCATAAGGTTCTGTGATAGTAAAACTTATTCCAACAGCGTTAGATGCTTTTGTTTTAGCATTCAATCCTACTACGGTTTCAAGTTGTAAATTATCTATAAAAAAATCTGTTTGAAAATCAGGATGCCTAGTTGTAGTATTATAATTGGCTGATCCAGTTCTAGTTTCTTGAGCTACTAGGTCCCCCATGGTTGTATTGTAACCGCCTGCACTACTAATAAG